GAAATGCCTTCTTCATATCTGAAGGACTTACCAAACAAACCACACGACATTGATACTAATGCAGAGTCTCGCAAAGAATACAAAAAGCAGGCCAGCATAATTCATACTGAAAACAATCGAACCAAGTCCAAGAGGATTTTATTTTCTAAAATTCTACACTCAGGGCAAAAGTTCCGGGGATATGATAAAATATATTATCCGCTACAGTTGGATTTCCGTAGCCGAGTATATTGTGTTCCAGCATTCTTGAATTATCAATCTATAGGTGGAGCTAAAGCTCTCCTAGAGTTTGCTAACGGCAAGCCAATCACCACCGAAAACAAAGGTGCTTTCTGGCTAGGCGTTCATGGTGCTAACACTTGGGGAGAGGATAAGGTATCTCTCGCTGACAGAAATCAATGGGTTCTCGATAATGAGGATTGGATTATAGAATGTGGTAAAGACCCTATTGCTAATTTGCAATGGAATGACGCAGATAGTCCTTATCAGTTCTTGGCCTTTTGTAATGAATGGAAACAATGGAGAGAACAGGGTGAAGGATTTATTTCTCACATTCCTGTTGCTGTTGATGGTAGCTGTAACGGCTTACAACTTTACTCATTAATGCTTAAAGATGAAATTGCGGGAAAACTTGTAAACTTAACTGTTACAGATACACCACAAGACATCTACCAAGTAATTGCTGATAATGTAAATGAGCGATTGAGACAAGATGCAACAGATGGCAAAGCTTATGCGCAAGCATGGCTAAACTATAAGGTCAAAAGGTCTACAACTAAGCGTAGCATTATGACTATCTGTTATGGAAGCACCCGCTACAGTTGCACCGATTTTGTAAGAGAAGATTTACAAAAGCGTAAAGACAAAGGCGAACCACATCCATTTACTAATGATGAACTGAAACCATCAGTTTATTTAGCTGGTCTTATTTGGGATAGCATTGGTGATAACCTGAAGTCCGCCCGGGAGGGAATGGATTTCTTACAAGCTATCGCACGTGTTGTTTGTAAAGACCAACTGCCGATACATTGGATAAATCCTGTAGGCTTTCCTATCTGGCAATCATACCCAGAAGTAAGGTCAATGAGAGTTAAGGCAATGTTGATGGGAGAGGTGATAAAGCCTCGAGTTAATACAGAGCTGGACACTACAGACCGCAGAAGAATGGTAAATGGAGTTGCTGCAAACTTTGTTCACTCATTAGATGCAGCTTGTATGATGGTGACTGTTAATCTTGCACAAGCAAAAGGAATACAAAACTTTTGTAATGTGCACGACAGCTTCGGCACTACAGCAGCAGACGTTCAAGTTCTTAATGAAACTTTACGTGATGCTTTTGTTAAAGTGTTTACAGAAAATGATGTGCTTGCAGATTTTAAAGATGGCATATCAAGACTTGTACCTGAGAAGCACAGAGACAAACTACCTGAGCTTCCACGCAAAGGTAAATTAGACATCGAGTTGTTAAGACAGAGTGAATTTTTCTTTGCTTAAAAGTGCTATCCGATAAAGGATACATAAGTGCCCTTATATGAACGTAAAACATTTTGCGTTCTAACTTTAATATAAGGAGAATAATAACTTGAAGAATAACTACACGAAAATTGTATCAGGTGTTGGCGTTAGTCAATACGCTTGGCTGACACAGCCTGATACAAGGTTTGACGAAGTTGGACATTTTAAAACAAATCTAATTTTGTCAGGAGAAGAAGCTGATACACTTAAAGGTGCTATCAATGAAGAACTTACTAAAAGCATTGCTCTTGCTAAAGAGAAAGCTAAAGGTAAGAATTTAAAAACTGCACCTACCCCGTTTGAAGACGAAGTGGATGATAATGGAGAGCCTACGGGTTCTACGATTTTTAAATTTAAAACTAAAGCTCAAATCACAACCAGAGACGGGAAGATAATTCCTAACAAGGTTGCAATCTTTGACTCAAAGGGAAACCCGATGGTCGATTGCAATGTTTGGTCTGGAAGTGAGATGAAAGTAAGTGCAGAACTCGTTCCATATTTTACTGCAATGGTTGGGGCTGGCGTGTCAATGAGACTACGAGCAGTTCAAATAACCAAATTAGTAGAAGGAGGAGCAGGCAATGCCAAAGGATACGGCTTTAACGAAGAAGAAGGCTACCAGCAATCCATATCTGAAACGCCAGCAGATGAGGAGAGCCAGCAAGCCTTTGACTTCTAACGAAGTCGGCCTGCGGTATGGATTTCGTTCTGGTTTAGAAGAACGAATAGCTAACGAGTTAAAGACAGAGAGTGTGGAGTTTGAATTTGAAGAGACTAAGTTGAAATATACTAAGCCTTTAAAAATTCATACTTACACTCCTGACTTTTACCTACCCAAACAAAAACTTTTCATAGAAACAAAAGGATTGTTCACAAGTGCTGACCGTCAAAAGATGCGCTTGGTAAAAGAACAGCATCCTGATTTAGACATCCGTTTCATATTCAGCAACGCAAAGGCACGCATCAGTAAAAAGTCTAAGACTACTTACGCGATGTGGTGTGACAAATATAAGTTTCCTTTTGCTGACAAACATCTTCCCCAGGAGTGGTTATGAGTAATAAAAGATTGAGCACAGAATTTATTGTGGTTCACTCTTCTCAGACTATTCCCGAGGAAGATTTATCAGCTAAAGATGTTGATGTAATTCATCGTAAAGATGGATTGTTAAATATTGGCTATCACAAAATTATTAGACGTGATGGCACAATTGAAAACGGAAGAGATATTGATACCTGCGGCATCCATGTGGATGCTAAAGGAGATGTTTCAAATCAGAATTCTATTGGAATTTGTCTTATAGGCGGCAAGTCTCCTAAAGGAGAACTTGATTGTAATTATACACTAGCCCAATTCAATGCCCTTGTTGGTCTTTTAGTGGAATTACAAGCCATTTATGATAAAGTCAAAGTCATTAGTCACAGAGATGTGGCTGATACATCTTGCCCTAATTTTGAAATTTCAACTTTAGGACAGTTTGTTTGATTGGAGCTCAAGAGACACAACTTCGGTTGGCCACTCTTGGGCTCTTTCAATTTCTAGCCAAAATATTCCAGCCAAAAAATTTAATCAATTATGACAGAAAGCAATTTTCTATATCACACAAACTGTGACTCTTGCGGAAGCAAGGACAATGTCGCGGTGTATGACGATGGACATACGTTTTGCTTTGGATGTCAAAATATAACTCGGGAGAATGAAGTGAATACACCTACACAAACAAACAAAACAACAGATTTAATACCAAGTGATGTCAATGAGATTGCATCACGTAAGATAGATTTCAATACAGTACAAAAATTTAACTACGGCACAGGCGACTACTTCGGTAGAGCTTGCCAAGTAGCAAACTACTATAACTCTGATAGGGAGTTGGTTGCACAAAAGCTACGTTATCCTTCCAAAGAATTTCAATGGTTGGGTGACGTAAAGCAAGCGACACTATTCGGACAGCACCTTTGGGGAAGCAAAGGCAAGATGGTTGTTATAACTGAAGGAGAGATTGATGCATTGAGTGTATCAAAACTTTGGAATAACAAATTTCCTGTTGTGTCAATTAAGACAGGAGCTGCAGGTGCAAAAAAAGATATTTCAAAAGAATTAGAATGGCTTGAGAATTTTGACAGCGTTGTCTTGTGTTTCGACCAAGATGATGCAGGCAAAAAGGCGGCAGCAGAGTGTGCTAGATTGTTCTCCCCTAACAAGGCTAAAATATGTACGCTGCCGCTTAAAGATGCAAACGAGATGATAGTTGCAGGTAAGTATAAAGAACTTACAGACTGCATCTGGTCAGCTAAACCATACCGACCGGATGGTATAGTTTGTGGAACAGATATTTGGGACACAATAAATAAAGAAGATGAATACGTCTCTGTGGACTACCCATTCCCAGCACTTAATATTAAAACACATGGCTTACGTAAAGGTGAGCTAGTTACAATTACAGCAGGTTCAGGTGTAGGTAAGAGTTCATTCTGCCGACACATAGCTCTGCATTTATTACAAAAAGATTTTAAAGTTGGATACATAGCCCTAGAGGAAAGTATCAAACGAACCTCACTCGGCATTATGGGAGTGAGCTTACAAAAACCACTACACTTAACAAGAGAGGGAGTAAAAGAAGATGAACTTCGAGATACCTACGATGCAACTGTGGGTAATGGCAATTTTTATTTGTATAATCATTTTGGTTCTACTGTTGCCGATAATCTTATCGCAAAAATTAGATACATGGCCAAGGCGTGTGCTTGTGATTACATTATTCTTGACCACCTTCACATGGCTCTTAGTAGTCTTGGTGATGAACACACTAACGATGAACGTAAACTTATTGATTATACCGTATCCGTTTTACGTACATTAGTTGAAGAAACAGGCATTGGATTAATTTTAGTTTCTCATTTACGTAGAAGTGAAGGAGACAAAGGTTGGGAAGATGGAAAGAGCGTAACTATGAATGCTCTTAGAGGTTCAGCATCTATTGGTCAGTTATCAGATTTAATCATTTCTATGAACCGCGACTTACAAGCAGAGGACAACACCACAACTGTAACTATTTTAAAAAATAGATTTAGTGGTGAAACAGGTCACGCGTGCAATCTCAATTTTGATTTAGAGACAGGTTGTCTTGCTGAAATAATTCACGATGATTTTTAATTTAGAAATTGAACACGCTGAATGGACTACATTAGTTATGGATGCTATTGCGCAAGCAGAGCGAAACCCAACCAAAGAAATTTATATTCACGTAGCTACAGATGAAGCTTACGAAATTATTGATGAGGCAGTTTATGCACTTATCACAAATGGCAATGAAGCCGCTTGGCGCATTGTCTTACAACAACACACTTTACATTAGGAGAAATATGAAAAAAGTAAAATTACCAGACGCTATAGATGTGTCTTACCACACCTTAAAAGTGGTGCTTTTAGAGCCAGACATTGCTCTTGAGGTGGGCGACCAACAAGGAAGCTACGCAGCAAGAGAGCAAAAAATATATCTGGATAGAAGTATTATTGAAGAGGGAGGCGATAGAGCTCTTAGTCTTTTGCTCCACGAGGTAGGCCATGCGCTGTATTACATATTTAATCTTAAGGATAGAGAAGAAGAGCCAACAGTAGACAGCTTTGCTAATGGTTACACAGAAGTATTTAAAAGAAACCCGAAGCTATTGAATTGGATAACTCAGCAAGTATGAGATTAGTATTCGATATTGAAACTGATGGGTTATTAGAGGAGGTCAGCAAGGTTCATTGTATTATTATAAAGAACCTCGATACAAATGAGGTTATCAATTTAAAATTAAACAAAGCAATGGAACTGCTGGCCGCCGCAGATGAAATTATTGGTCACAATATTATTGGCTTTGACATCCCTGTATTGAAAAAACTTTATGGGTTTAGAACTGATGCAAAAATATTTGATACCATAGTTGCAGCACGTTTATTTTATCCTGACATAAGAGATAGAGATTTCCGTAAACAAGACTTTCCTAAAAAATTAATTGGTCGTCATAGCTTAGAAGCATGGGGACATCGTATTGGTAACTACAAAGGACAGATAGTTACTGATTGGAAAGTGTTTACTGCAGAGATGCTAGAGTATTGCGTCCAAGATGTAGAAGTAACAGCTACACTTTACAACATACTTACCCAAACAAAACAACCTGATGCTCTTAACTTAGAACACGAGGTTGCACAAATTATACATCGACAAGAACAGCATGGTTTTTCTTTTGATAAAGAAGCTGCTGAAAAATTATTTACAACTTTAAATACAAGACGTTTAGAACTTGAAGAAGAGTTGCAAAATATTTTCCCACCACTTGTTGAGAAAACTCCATTCACACCAAAAGTAAATAATAAGACTAGGGGCTATGT